CACTATAAAACAGATGAAGGGATAAGAGTTTTGGTCTTGGCGAAGGATGGGTTGGACTTTAAACCGTTATACCACGAAGATAGTATCTATGAAATAGACGGTTTCCAGTATGAGATACTTTATTTTAACAAACATAACCACAGATTGTACCCTAAATCTGACATTGACATAGTAAAAGGTCTACAGAATAGGATTGCTTCCACGTTTGATAACATTATAGACCAAGTGGATAAGTATGTTCCCAAGATATTGGTTGATGAAACCGCCATTACGGAACAGGGAAAGCGTGCTTTAAGAGATGGTGATGTAGGTTCTCTAGTTTACACTAACAAAAACCCCAACGATGCTGTAAAAGAATTAAACTTCACCCAGTTAAAGAGTGATATTGCCATCTTTATAGATAAGTTGATGGAAGTAATCATGCTTGAGACTGGTTTAACCAAGTCCCAGTTGATGGGTATGACCAATGCCCAGACAGCAACAGAGGCACAGATAGGTCAGGCAGGACAGAACCTGCGTATGTCAGACAAGTTTGACAACGTAGGGGACTTTGCCTCCCGTCAGGCAAGGAAACTCTGGCAGGTAGTACAGCAATTCGTGAATTTAGAGGAAGTTGAACTAATAACAGGCGAAAAAGGAATAGATGAGGTAACGGGTATTCCTAAGTTTGACTGGATGAAGCCAATAGATACGGATTTGGCGGAAAAACTAAGGGTGGGAGAGTATTCTTTTAAGATAGAGGTAACTTCTCTAGAGAAACCAGACTTACCTGTACTTCGTTCACAGGTTGAACGAATAGCCCAGTTATTGATGGGTGATGGTGTAATTCAAGCCTTTCAGATGCAGGGGCATAAGATAAACCTAGCTGAATTTGCTAAGGCATATCTTAACTTATTCCCTTATGTGTTTCAGAACGTAGGGAAGATACTTCAACCCATAGGACCACAGACACAGGGTCTTATGCCACCGCAACAACCAGGGGGTAATCCCAATCAAGCGTCACAGCAGTCTCAACAACCGCCTAATATAGCAGATATATTATCTAAACAAGCAGGTTGGAAAGGGCAGGGATTTTCTAATGCTTGACGGTTTTAAAAAAGGTTCTGGTGGAAGATATATTTATGACGAGAAAGAGTGTAAACTTGTCAAAGTTTTAGATATTGCTCCTGACCCTAACCATGGTCTTAATGGTCCTGTATGGTTTCCTAAAGGGGGAACAAAATATTTTGATAAGGCACTTAACAGGGAGTTTTCATCGTTAAGCGAAAAGAAAAGATTTATGAGAGAGAATAAACTTATTATGCAGGGTTTAGATAGAGAGGGTGATTTGAATTGTCCAGAGGCAGGATTAGGAAAGAGGGTATATTCGTATGGGAGATAACGGAGAAAAGGTAAAAGGTACTAAGTTATCGTTGGATGAATTTATGGTTCAACTGAATTCTTTTATGAAAAATACAAATGAGCTATTAGCAGCTTTAATGCTTGCTCAAAAAAATCAGCAAGTTGATATAGACAAATTAAAAAAGAAACTTAGGGACAAGGAATTTCTTGTCAGAGTTTAACAGGGAGGTGGAAATGAAGAACAAGTCAATAAATAAGTCAGGGCTTAGTGACAGGGCAAACGGAAAAAGGTCTGTCCCGTCAAAAGGACCTAGGTCAAAAGCAGTTGGGGTAACTATCGCTAACTCTAAGTACCCGTCAAGGGGAACAGTAAACCCAGTTAAGTGAACCCTAAGTATCCCAAGATTCCCTCAATTACGGATAAACACTATGGGAAGAAACCCAAACGTAAGAAGAAAAGGAAAAGCTAAATGGATGTTAAAATCCCCAAGGGGATGAAATCTCCAACGGTAATAATCGTGGGTCAGGAAACTGACGATAAGAAGAACGACCTTACCCTGAAACGTATGGATAACCTTGAGCGTAACCTTGACAGGCAGTACAGAGCATTTACAGACAACAAGGAATATATCAAGGTCATAGAACGCTTACAGAAATCCTTTATGGATAAGCTGGAGAAGATAATCCTTTCCACTAATTCCAATAAGGGGATGTATGAGAAAAGGATAGAGAACCTCCGTAAGGAGTTTAATTCAAGGGTCAGTTCCATAAAACCCAGTGACAACTCATCTATCTTGAGGACTTTCTCTAGGAAATTATCCTCGTTGGAAAACGCCATAAAGAGTCAGCCAGTTTCTAAAGAGGTAAAGGTTGTTAGGCAGAACTCTAATCTTGATAAGGCATTTGAAAGAATGTTTTCCAGATTAGAAAATGCTATTCTTAAGAGTCGTCCTAAACTTACACCAATGCCGATGTGATTTACCCTATCCCCCCTTGCTGTAATAAATGCGAGGTTAAAATAAAGACGTTCAGTAAATCAGCCAGTTGGGAAACGTGGGATTGTAGCGAACTTGACTGGTGCGAAGAATTTAACAAGTATTACCATAGTCTCGCCGACTCTAAGGCGTAAAACGAAAGGATAATATGTCAGACACAGAGAAGGTCGTTAATCAGGAGCAACCCGACCAAGCTCCTTCGGCGTTAGAAACTGCAATAGCCTCCTCGCCAGAGGTAGAAGCTGAAGCACAGAAACTTCCAGAGTCGCAGTCGGAATCTGCGGAACAAGCCGTAACTCAGGAAACTGTAGTCCAGCAGGAGGAAGGGAAAATACCTTACTCCAGATTTAAAGAAAAGGTTGACGAAGCTAATTGGTATAAACAACAGTTAGAAGGAACAATTCAGCAACGTCAGCAACAGCTTAATGTAATGCAACCGACACAAGACCCCTATGCCAATATGGCGGCAGAGGAAAGGATATTCTGGCAGAATATTGACAAACGTATCGAGGATAGGGCTAATAGAATAGCCGATGAAAAAGTAGGTCAACTTAGACCCATTATTGACGCTGGACGTATGGAAATAGCCCAGTCAAAGGTAGTGGAGTTTAGGAGAAACCACCCCGATATTAAGCCAAATTCTCCAGAAGAATCCGATATAGCCGATAAGATAAATATGGGCTATAGACCTGATGACGCTTATTGGGCGGTAGTAGGTCCTCGTGGTTTTAAGGCTGCAGAACAACAGGCTAAACAACAAGTTAAAAAAACCATAGAGGCGAAGAAATTGGCAAACGTGGAGAATAAACCCTCCGTTCCTATAGAACAGTATTCTCAAAATTCAAGTCAATTCACTGTACCGAAAACAGCTTCTGAGCGTGAAGATATAGCACGCCAAAGGAAGTTGAAGTTCAGGTCAGACTTTGATAAGAAGTTGAGGGAATCTGGTTTTTAGTTTGCTATTCGCCCTAATGAAAGGGTGAAATGAACACATCTTATGACCGTATTGCATCGGAAACGATTGCTAATCACGGTGCAGAGATTTTTGACAATATCACCACAAACAACGCCTTATTGTATCTCTTGAAAAAGAGGGAGAACATAAAGGTAGTTAGTGGCGGTACTGACTTCACTCACCCGTTATTCTATAAAATCAATACAAGTTTTCAATCCTATTCTAAATTAGCTGCAATAGATACTCCGATAATGGACGATGTTACGAGAGCGAGCTTTCCTGTAAAGATAGTCGCAGGTTCTCTTGTAATCTCTACATTTGACGAAGCGGCTAATGCGGGTAATAGGGAGAAACTTCTTGATTTAGCGGAAACGGTGAGAATGGCAGCAGAAAACTCTATGTCCGAAGTGCTGGGAGACCAAGTCTGGAAAGACGGTTCAGGTGCAAATGACTTTGATGGTCTACAGCAGTTGATTAGTGATTCGCCTTCTACGCAAACAGATGTTGGTGGTATAGATTCTTCAGCGGCTGCGAATGCAGCGTGGAGAAACTATGTTTACACTACAACAATAGCGTTTAACACATCTTCAGCTGGTTTGTCAGCGATGAACACAATGTTAAACTCTACAACGTTTGGTAGGAGTGGTCCAAGAGCCGTGTTAACTACAAAGACAGTTTATGCTTTGTATGAACTCGGCTTAACAAGTAACATCAGATACGCAACGACTGAACTGGCAGATGCTGGATTTTTACATTTAGCATACGCAACTATGCCAGTAATTTTTGATGACAACTGTCCAGACTATCACTTGTATATGGTAGATACAGACAGCTTATGGTTACAGGTTCTCGCAAGGGGCAATATGAAGATTACGCCTTTTGAGCCGAGCCATAACCAATTATCAAAGACAGCGTTGATGTATATTTTTGGAAACCTAACCACTGGTTCACGTAGGACCAATGGGGTTTTAACCGCAATTACCACTTAAGGGGGAGACTAAAATGAAGAAAATAATTATTTCATTATTAGCTGTCCTCTTTATAGCGGGGACAGTTTATGCAGCAGGTATTCCAACAGCAGTTAGTCCGAAGACATCGCCAGAAGTATGGACTGTAGAAGTTTACAATAACTACACTTCAGCGTTGACTTCAGGAACAGCAGTTGTGTGGGATATGGCTAGCGATACAACTGACGCATCATTTGCTTACAGGACAATGTGGGTAACTACAACTACAACTAACGATGATATAAACTTCGCTGGTATAGTTGTGGACTCGTCAATTCCTGCGGCTACTGAGGGAACCATAGCAATATGGGGACCTGTGTATGCGTTAGTTGCAGATTCAACTGATGCTGTTACAGCAGACCATTTGGTTGGAACTGCAAATGGTGTCAGGGGACAGTTAGGTGATGGAGACAGTGCTGACAATACAGCTACCGCAGGGTGGTGTATTTATGCAGCAGGCGTAGCAGTTGCTTATGGTGGATATGGTTCGACTGATGGAGTTGATAATATTATGATTCCAGTATTCATTGATAAGGGCTATATGTCTGAAGGCACTGACTAAGAAATAAAAGGTTTAGGGGATTCCTTAAAAATCCCCACCAATATGAGATTACTTATAATACTAATATTTCTTCTTTGTGGTTGTGCTTCAATACCTCCAGAGTATTCCCCACGACAAGGGACTATGTACCACTATTCTGGGCATACGCAATTTAAATGTTTTAAGTGTGGCGAAGATACAAACCTATTTAGACTAGATAGGAAGAATAGACCATTATGCAAAAAGTGTTACCGAAAGTCATCAAAACCTTACTTATATCATTAGTCATAATCTTACCCTTTAGTAACTTTCTTTTAAAGGACGTAGATATGTGGCACGCACAAGGATACTTCGTTCAGTTATCTATTCTATTACTTTACTCTTTACATCTCTTTAAAAAATCAAAGCCCTTTGGAGTATTATTCTTTTGGGCTGGAGCATTAACAATATTCAATTTTATGCAAGTCCAGATACAAACCAAAGAATACGCTATGGGATTATTCCTGCCCTTTTTTAATCTACTGACAATAGCGATACTCTTTGACCTATGGACTACCTATTTTAAGAAAGAATACTACTCTATTATATTTAAGGGATTATCGGTAGTAGTAGGGGTGATACTTATTTACGGGGTGTTACAGAAACTTAATCTTGACCAATTCTTTAAATATTTTAATGACCCAACAAATACAATACCAGACCTAGTTGTGGGAACTAGCGGAAACCAGATGCACTTTGCTCATTTTCTTGCTATTACTTTACCAGTGTTCTTTTTAACCAGATATGGAAAAGTCTTGGCTCTAGCCACCCTATTCGTTATAACTTTGACTGGTTCTTTATCAGGATTACTTATAGCCTTGATAGTCTTGGCGTTTTTATCCTATAAACTCAAACTGTATACCGCTAGAGAGATAATCCTATTCATATTATTGTGTATAACATATCTAGTATATAAGGGGAATAGCATACCCCAATTCCTATCTGTTTCAGGGAGATTAGATATTTGGGGTAAGTATATACCTTTCTTTCAGAAGAAACCCATTACTGGGTGGGGATTGGGCATTATCAATGCCATATCCCAGCAAAAGGAATTCTTTGGTTGGAGACACTTACACTGCGAGTTTTACCACTATACCATAGAACTAGGGCTAGTAGGTCTAGGATTGATAATTTGGGGCGTAATAGAG